TCGCCCCCATCATGAATACTTGAACTTGCATCTGATATACTCAAGTATTCATGGTGGAGGCGCCGGGAATCGCACCCGGGTCTTCACAACTTCAAGTCCGTATCACCGAACAATATATTTATAATATACTATACCGAATTAATGTAAATACTTGTTCTCAAAAAATCCTATAAATAGTTTACTATTCAAGGAGATTGTCTTGGCAATTACACCACAAACCAGATCAAATGAAATATATTCAGATTTTCAATCAAATCTAACAGTGCACCCTATTAAGAAAGACCTAACCCGTCTTGTTGATGAAGATGCAGTCAAGAGATCTATAAAAAATATATTGCTAACTAATCATTATGAAAGACCATTTAGACCTAGGTTTGGAACTAATCTTAGAAAATACTTGTTTGAAAATATTGATCCAGTTGTAACCAAACATATTGAAAATGATATATTAACAGCAATAGAAAACTATGAACCAAGAGCAAACATAGTGGATATTACAGTTACTAGTAATCCTGATAATAATGCAATTAATGTAAGTATTATTTTTTCAACAATAAATAGTTTACAGACTGTTACATTAAACACACTAATAACATTAGATAGAGTTAGATAAATGACTTCCAATTCTGCATTAGTAGTATCTGATTTAGACTTCAATAGTATTCGAAGCAATCTTTCTAGCTATCTGAAATCACAAGTTCAATTTAAAGATTATGATTTTGGCGGTTCTAATATTAGTGTTTTATTAGATATTCTTTCATATAATACACATATGAATAATTTTTATACAAATATGGCAATATCAGAATCATTCTTAGATAGTGCTCAAATTAGAGATTCTGTAGTGTCTAGAGCAAAAGAGTTAAATTATACTCCTAGATCATATCAATCAGCTGTAGCATATATAGATATTCAAATTTCTCCAACAACAGCACCAGCAACAATTACTATTCCTAAAGGCACAGCATTCAATTCTAGAATAGATAATGCCATTTATACGTTTACTACAGACCAACCATATATTGCAACCGCATCGGATAATTATATTGCTTCTAATGTTGCAATATATGAAGGAATATATATTACTGAAAATTTTTCTGCAAATTCTACAATTGAAAACCAAAGATTTATTTTAAACACTACAAATATAGATACATCAAGTTTGTATATTACTGTTCAGAATTCTTCTACAGATACAACAAATAGTGAATTTATTCAAGCTACTTCTTTATTAGGATATAATTCTACTTCAAAAATCTTCTTTGTTCAAGCAGCAGATAAGTTAAGATACGAAATAGTATTTGGTGATGGTAATGTTGGAGTTGCTCCAATAAATGGAAATGTTATTAATGTATCTTATAGAATTAGTAAAGGTATAGGACCAAATGGATCATCAACATTTGTCCCATCATCTACTATATCTGGATACGCAACGTCTCTAATTACTGTCACCACAAAACAAGTGGCATACGGTGGATCAGAACAAGAAAACATAGCCTCAATTAAGTTTAATGCTCCTAGACATTATCAAACTCAAGAACGCGCAGTAACAGTAAACGACTATAAAACAATTCTATTTCTTAAATATCCCGATATTAAATCAATTAATGTATATGGTGGTGAACAGTTAGATCCACCTCAGTATGGTAAAGTCTATCTAGCAATTGACTTTAAAGAATTTGATGGAATTCCTCAACTAGTTGGGGATGCAATATCAGAATTTATTAAGACAAAAGCACCAATATCAATAATTCCAATTATAGTAAACGCCGATTATACATATATTGATATGGCAATTTTGGTTGATTATAATCTAAATGCTACAACTAAAAATGTTGGAGAAATTGAATCAATAGTAAAAAATGCAGTATCTACATTCAATACAACATATCTAGATGATTTCTCTACTATTTTTAGATATTCAAAACTACTTGCTGCTATAGATGAATCAGATTCTTCAATAACATCAATAAATGTTATTACTAGAATTATTAAAAAGATTGCTCCAGTTCTTGATACTGCAATAGTCTACATTATAGACTATCAAAATCCAATTGTAGAAAATACTTTAATTTCTACATATTTTACTTATAACAATAATATATGCTATCTTATAGATAATGGCGCCGGTAAAATTGCAATAGCAACAAAAATAAATGGTATTGAACAAGTTATTGTTTACAATATTGGAATTATTGATTATATTACTGGAAAGATTTCTATTAATTTTCCTGCCATTCAAGCATATAGCGGTACCGCCATAAACATATATGTACAATCTGTTAAAAGTGATTTTTCATCAGTTAAAAATACTATATTATCGATTCTTCCTGAAGACGTGTCAGTAACAGCTACTCCGATTAGACAATAATGAAAGAAATAGAACAAAATATTTCTCCGCTGATAGAATCGCAATTCCCATCTTTCTACCAAGTAGAAGGTCAAAATTTTGTAGCTTTTGTTAAAGCTTATTATGAATGGTTAGATCAAGGTGGATCTGAATCTAGAAACATTCTTAAATATAGAAGTATTGATGATACTGTAGATGAGTTTCTAGATAATTTTAAGAATGAATTTTTAAACAGTTTGCCAGAAAATACCGCTTCGGATAAGAGATTTCTTGTTAAACATATTCAAGATTTATATAAATCAAAAGGTTCATCTGAAGCTTATAAATTATTTTTTGATTTAGTCTTTAGCGAAGATATTGAAGTATATAATCCAGGCCAAGATGTTTTAAGAGCATCTCATGGTGTTTGGATAATTCCTAATTATTTAGAATGTTCTAAATCTGATAGAGCATTTTCATTTATCGGTAAGCAAATTACTGGGGCGTCTTCTGAAGCAACTGCATTTGTTGAAAATGTAGTTAGGAGAAAGGTCGGTGGAAGATTTTTAGATATCATCTATATTAGTAATATTATGGGAAATTTTCAAACTGGTGAATATATTACAGATAATAATATTTTAAGCGGCTCACCATATGTTGTTGGTTCGTTAAATTCCGTAAATGTAACATCTGGTGGTGCAAATAATAAAATTGGTGATTTGTTTAATATAACAGGCCCGGGTGGAAAGTCTGGTAAAGTAGTTGTAAGAAAAACTGTAGATGGTACTGGTAAAGTAACGTTTACTCTTGTAGATGGCGGTTATGGTTTTGAATCTAATTCACAAGTTATAGTTTCAAATGCTGTTGTTTTTATAACTTCTAATACTGGTTCATTTAATACGTTTGAATCTGCAATTCAACCTTTGAAGACATTTCAATATAATACATTAACTGGCGCAAATTCATTTGCAGTTCTTGATTCTATTAATGTTTATAATTCAGCCAATAGTCAAATTGCTAATGGGTATGTTGTAGCTTCTACACCATCTAATACAACAGCAGGAACCGTTGTAATATCAGATGTTGCTGGAAATTGGGCAACTGTTTCTAAAATTAGAAATGCTGCAAATCTTACTATAACTGCTTCTTATGTTGATATAACAGATTCTTCTGTTACTGCTAAAGTTGTAGGTTCAAATAATGTTGCTGTTGGATTATATGACATTCAAGGCACATTATATAACAGCGGTTATATTAAAGCTTTTGTAGGAGAACCTCTTGGATTAGCCAAATCTAACACTACCACAAATATTATAACTGGAAATAATACTATTTGGCAAGCAAACGTTGGTGATACAGTATATTTTAGAGCCAATAATGCACCTATTGGAATAGTATATTCTGTGCTATCTAATACATCTATTCAATTAGTTTCTAATTCATTATATACTTTTAATAATGCTACTATATGGAGAACTATTGAAACAGCTAGAGCAAATACTGAAACAGTATATAGTTCTGGAACTGGAGCAACATTTAGCGTAGGTTCATTGGGTGATACACAGACAATTGCTGTTAAAGATGCCAGATTAGCTGGATTCAATAGCGGCAATGTGTGTTTTCTAGATATGCTTATAGATGGATCTAATGCTAATACTGCTGCTAATGCATATGGATTTTCAGGTAATAGCGCCATAGGTTATAGTAACGGACTTATAAATGATGCACTTTTACAAGCAAATGCTATAATTGGTAGGATTGATTCGTTACAATCAGTAAATCCAGGTAATAATTATAATGCAGATCCATTTGTTAAAATTGTAGATGCAAAAACTTCGCCGTTCTATTTTAAAGACAAGGATGTTATTCTTACAGAAACAAATAATCAATTTTCGCCTGGACAAAAACTTCTTCAAACAATTCCAATTTCAAGAACTGAGTTAATTTTAGCGTCAAATACTGGATCATTTAAGATTGGAGAAGGTGTTCAACAACTTATAACAGGCGCCAGAGGTATTGTTGTATCCACTAGTGTTTCTACTGTAATTGTGCAACCTATAACAAATACTTCATTTGTAGTATCTAATAATATTATAGGTCAGACTACTGGAGCAAATGGTGCAATATCAACAGTTACTGCGGCACCAACAACATTTGGACAAGCTAATGGATTGATTCAAGCTGTATCAGGTAATACTTTAACTATTAGAGATACATCTTTTGAATTTCAATTTTCTGATGGCGCGTCCGTTACTAGTATTGATACAACTGGAACATTACAAGGTTCCGGAACTATCGGAACAGTAAATTATATTGGGAATCCAGAATATATGGGGATTAATGCCCAAGTAGATGCTGAAGTAAAAACTGCTTCTGGAATTGTTACTGAAGTTGAAATTTTAGATTCTGGATTTGGCTATTCAGCAAATGAACAACTTGAATTGGCAAGTTCTAATACACAAATTACAAGCATATTTGGTACAGCCAATGTATTGCGTCAAGGCCTTGGTGCTGGATATTGGAAAGATAATAAAGGTAAATTAAATTCAGATAAGTATATTCACGATAATAAATACTATCAAGAATATTCATATGAAATTAAATCAAAAATGTCGCTCAATAGGTACTCTGATATATTAAAGAATATCTTGCACATTGCAGGAACAGAACTTTTTGGTAGAGTTATAGTACAAACTGAGCAAGGAATTAAACTAGACGCGCCTGGCGCAGAAATTACAGAGATCCCATAATGACTGTAGTAGCTAATACAATATTATTTAATGTAAAGGATGCCGTGGATTATTATAATCCAATTAGAGACATATCCAATACAGAATATTATGTTTTTACAGCACGACATATGCCATGGTCAGGTGCAAATCCTTCTAACATTACTGATTCATATAAAGAAACAGAATATACAATATTTGAAGAATTGATATTTGGAAAAAGAATCACATCAGATGATATCTTGCATATGATTGATAGATATGATTGGGCGTCTGGAACTAAATATGCTCAATATGATGATTCTGATGCAGATCTTTTATCTAAGAAATTTTTTGTTGTATCACTTGAAGGTGGAAACTATCATGTATTCAAATGCTTAAATAATAATCGGGGAGTTGCATCAACTAGTCAGCCGTTATTTAGTATGACTTCAGCTGATGATAGTAATTATATTACAGCAGATGGCTATCAATGGAAATATATGTATACTATTGAATCAACTGTGTTTAATAAGTTTGCAACAACAAGTTATATTCCAGTTACACCAAATACGTCTGTCACAAATTTTGCTGTCAACGGATCTATTGATTCAATCTTATTAACCACTGGTGGAGAAAATTATATTTCCTTTACTTCTGGTGCATTTGAAGGTGTTTCTGTAGCCGGTAATACAAGACTTCACGCAATTCAAGCTAATAATTCTTCTTCAAATAATGATTTTTATACTGGATCTGCAGTATATCTTGAATCTGGAATTGGTGCAGGACAACTTAGAGAAATTGTAGATTACATTATATCTCCTACTCAGCATAGAATTTTAGTTGATAGTGAGTTCAATCCACAACCAGATTTAACTACTCAATATACAATTTCACCAAATGCTAAACTATACGGGGATGGTACTGGTGCACGTGCAATTTCAGTCGTTAATAGCACATCTTTAGCAATTGATAGAATCGAAGTTGTTAATAATGGAATTAATTATACATATGCAGATATACAGATTTCAGGTAACACAGGAACTGTAAACTCAGTTTCAGCTGCTGGCCGAGCAATTGTGTCTCCTCATCAAGGTCATGGTTCAGATGTTTATTCAGAATTAAATGCCAATAAGATTGGTATTAGTGTAACATTTGCTAATAGTGAAGCTAATACATTATCTATAAGAAATGATTATTCTAGAGTTGGTATTCTTAAAGGCCCAAATTATGCAAATGTCATTCTAACTATTGCTAATGGTACTGGATCATTTGCAACTGGAGAAAATATTGTACAATATGTTGGAGTAAACACTGCAGTATCTACTGTGCTTAGTACTGTTGAATCATATACTTATAATGTAGGCAATTATGTTGCAATTCGTGTAAATGCAAATAGTACTAATTTTGTAGCAAATGATGTTCTTTATCAAACAACACCGTCTGCAGCAAATGGTGTTGTAATTAATGTGTCTGGCAATACTATTATTGTTAGACAAGACACTGGAAAATTTACTACGAGTGCTTCAATTCTAAAAAGCAGCAATTCTTTAGTAAACAATACAATTAATACAATATCTTCTGGATTTACAACATACGTATTTGGCTTAGATTCTTCTAATAATAAGTTTACATCTAATACTGCATCATCTACTGATATTATGTTAAATGGTCAGAAACTATATGATCATGCAATTTTGCCATCTAATACTGCTACTACTAGCTATGCAATCAATGCAACAGCTATTCAATTCTATAATAAAACATTATCAAATACAGATATTATAACTGCTGTTAAGTATATTAATAATGCTGTATACGTTAATTCACAGTATGTTGCAACTGGTACTGTAGTATCATCTAATTCAACAGATGTTGTTCTTACTAATGCTAAAGGAGTATTTGTAGTTGGATCACCAATAAGAGGTGATACTACTTTCTTTACAGCTAATGTGTCTCTTGTGGATTCTCCAGAAAACATCTTTGTCCAGACTACTAAATTAACTGGAGAATATAGTGCCATGTCTGGCACGTTTAATTTGGATGATTATTGTCAACAAGATACACCTGGAGATGGTGGCGCTTATGGTTATATTCAAGACATCTATGGTCCATATTCAAATGGTTCATCAAATACATTTTATGATTTTTATTTAACCGGTATAAAGGGATCTTTTTCTAGTGGTTTAGATAAATATATACAATCAGCAAACGGTGGTAAAATTGCATCAGTAACAACTATTAGACAACCGGATCTAGTCAAATACACAGGTGATATAATTTATGCCGAAAATATTGAACCAGTGCAAAGAGCAAATAATCAATCTGAGACTGTCAAGTTGGTCTTAAAGTTTTTCTAAGAGGAATTAAATGGCACTTGATACAAACCTTAATGTAGATCCTTACTACGACGATTTTGATGAAGCTAAAAACTTCCATCGTGTATTGTTTCGTCCAGCGGTACCTGTTCAAGCTCGTGAATTAACACAGCTTCAAACAATCTTGCAAAATCAAATTGAAAGATTTGGTGATAATATTTTTGTTGAGGGCACAATTATTCAGGGTTGTAATTTTAATTACGATTCTAGTTATTCTTACATCAAATTGCCTGATCTAAGAGTGGATGGACAACCAGTAAATCCAGATCAATTTTTAGGCTATCGTGCTGTTTCATCCACATCAAATTTACAAGCTATTGTAATTGATAGTGTTCAAGGTTTAGAATCTCAGCTTCCAGATTTAAATACAATTTATGTTAAGTATCTTAATTCTGGTACTGGAGGAGAATCTACATTCTCCAATAATGAACAACTGGCATTTTTCTCCAATACAAATGTAAGTAACACAACGTCTGGAGTTACTAGCTATGCAACTAAAGTAGCTCCATCACAAATAAATGCTATTAATACTAATCCAATTGGTTATGGATATTCGTTTTCGGTTGGAGAAGGCATAATTTTCCAAAAAGGATTCTTTATTAGAGTCGCTAATAATTTAAATACAATTATTACAAAATATACAAATTCTCCTAATAATATATCTGTAGGCTTTTCAACACAAGAAGATATTACAACAGATTTAACTGACACAACACTTCTAGATAATGCATCTGGTTATACAAATGTTAATGCCCCAGGTGCAAATAGATTAAAACTTACACCTACATTACTTGTTGCTAATACTGATGCAATTCCTTCAAATAATTTCTTATCAATCGTTGATTGGAATAACGGAAATGTTATTAGAGCAAGACAAACCACTCAATATAATGTTATTGATAAGGAAATGGCTCGTAGAGAATACGAAACAAATGGCAATTTTGTTATAAATCCATTTAAATTAAATACAGAATATAATCCAGCCAATTCTAGTACGTTTAATGCTACAGTTAGTTCTGGTTTAGCTTATATTGATGGTTATAGAGTACAGCTACAAAATTCTTCAAAATATGAAATTCGCAAAGGCATTAATACTGCTAATTTAACTAATCAAAATATTTCTGCTGGCTACGGAAATTATATAAAAGTTAAAGAAGTAGCAGGATATTTTTCTATAGGATCTTCTATAAATCTTTATGATGCTACTAGTTCTGTTCTTACTAATGAATCATATTCAAGCATTAGTGCTTCAGGAAATATCATAGGCACTGCTACAGTATTATCATTTACATATGCCAATGGTACTGTAGATACTCCAGATGCAGAATACTATCTATATTTAACTAATATTCAGATGAATAGTGGCAAATCATTTACTTCTGTTAAAGGGTTTGCATCTGCTACAGGTATATCAGATGCAGTTTTGACATATAATCTTTCCTTAGAAGCTAATGTAGCTACTCTAATAGATCCAAATTTCAGTAAGACTATTTTCTATACAGGTAAGTCTTATGTAAAAACTCTTGCGCCATCTGCAATTATTAATACATCTTTTGTATTCCGTAAAACTGACACAATTAATGTGTCTACACTTGGTGTATCATCTACAGTAAGTCTTACCGGAAATCAACAATTTTATTACGGAACTGGAACATTAACTTCTCTTGAAGAACAAGCTGTTATTGTTGTTCCAACTTCAAATATAAGTGTAACTAATGCTACTGGAACTATTGCAATAACTAATACAAGTCCAAATGTTGTAGGTACTTCCACAACATTCTTAACTACATATCAAGAAAATGATTATATTACAGTAGCAAATGCCACATCTTCTATAACTAAGAGAATTAAAAGTATTGCAAATAATACATTTCTTATTGTATCTAATGCTTTTATAAACACAGCTAGTTCTAGTAATCACTGTAAAGTATACCCTAAGAATATTCCAATTAATTTTGCTGATCGATATTCAACAATAAATCTTGCAAGCACTACTGCAATGGCATTTACTTTAAGAGGAGCTACAAATACTGCAGAAACTCTTCAAGCTGCAGCTAATGTTAACATTTATTATGATGTTAAATCTATAACTACAGCTGCTACAAATAAAACATCAAATCAGAAAAGAACTGTTTGCATTGATACAGCAAAGTTTTTACCATTT